CGAGACAAGTTCCAGCACGTTTACACGCTGCGGGGGTGGGGCAACCTTTACATGGTTTCATGTCATCATCCTCTAACTTTTCTGCACATTAGCACATTTGTTTGCAAATGGCTATCCAAGCCGCATATCACAATTCGCCCAAGTCATCCATAATCTTTTCCATACGCGCACTCAGCTTCCAATGGCCGGCGCGCCAGCGAGCCGCAAATTGCGCTTCCTCTAGACTCAAGCCCTTCCCAATGTAAGTTTTAATCCACTGGTTCATGCGGATGTTTTTCATCTTAGGTGACAGCTTGTGGAACGGAACTGGCTTCATGCAATACCTTTAGGTTGACATTATAAATCTTGCGCGTTCATTATAGTATAAAAACAATCTTAGTGGGAGGCCATTATGAATAAATCAAATATTCCAACGCCAGAAGAACTGCAAAGTGTTTTGTGGTACAGCAGCAAAACGGGAAAACTGTATTGGAGGAAACGAAGCCCAGACATGTTTGACAACAGTCAATTAAACGCTGAAAAAAGTTGCCTTGGCTGGAACAAAAAATATTCTGGAAAAGAGGCATTTAAAGTTTACAACCAAGATGGATATAAAAGAGGAAAAGTATTTAATATGACATTTTCCTCTCACCGCGTGTGCTGGGCAATTTATTTTAACCAATGGCCAGAGCAGCAAATAGACCATATAAACGGCATAAGAGACGACAACAGAATTGAAAATTTAAGAGATGTTAGCCAAGCCGTTAACGTAAAAAATTCAAGAAAAAGAAAGGACAATACCAGCGGGCATACTGGGGTTTCTTGGTTGAAAAATAATAAAAAATGGGCCGCAACAATAAATATTAATGGCCGCAGAAAGTACGTTGGCTTTTTTTACAAAAAAGAGGAAGCAATTGCAGCTCGAAAAAAAGCAGCAAAAAAATACTCATACACAAACCGGCACGGCCTTTAAGCAATACCCTTCAAATTGCGTTTAATAGATTGCTTCCAACTCGACATCGCGCCAGATAACGCAGTCGCAGCGTCGCTGGCCATTGTCAGGCAGAGCGCATCCGCAAGGTCAGGCGATCTCAGCCCACGCTTGCGCATCTCATCCTTACTTTCAGCCTTCATCTTGCCCGACGATGTGAACGAGTAGCGTATTGCAGTCAGCTCCGCGAGAAGCTGGTCGTTATTCGGCAGCTTGCACGACCGATCCTCAAGCCAACCCTTTGTCTTAAACCAAAGCTCGCTGCGAAGGTTCATGTGCGTCTTGCCCATAGCAGGAGCCTCGCCCACGTTAATGCCCCTGACTGGCGCGCCAAGCTCGCGCAGCCTATCAACCACACCGCCGCCAACGCCAATACTATCAACTAGTATCTCGCTAGGCCGCATAGAAGGCGATAAGCCTTCGTATTCGGCCATAACGCGCCCAACAGTCTGCATTAAATCCAAACCCTGCCAAGACGTAATCTCAGTTACAACATTGCCATATCGCTTGCACAGAGCAGTCTTGTCCGAGCCAAAGCGCGCAACGTCCAAACCCCAAATAGGCTTAACGTCAGGCGTCACCTCAACGTCACGATGTATCGCGCTCTCAACCAAGTGAAACGGAATGATCGTGTCGTCATCCGCCATAGGAAACTCGCCAAGCACACGAATGCGAAACGCATTGCTCTCCTCGCCATACCTTGCGCGCATCTCGTCAACAAACTCGTCAGACACAAGCGGGCTATCTATGCACGACCAACGCCGTGTCCACCAGCTGTCTGCCATCCGCGTCTGGCTTTCGTAAAACGTGCCAGACGAGCGCGTCGGGTTGCTTAGCAAAATCGTAGTCGCAGCGTGGCCAGACATCGAGCCAGCAGCAGCCTCAAACACCTTCTCAGGCACACCAGAAGCCTCGTCCACAACCAACAGCACATTCTCCGAGTGAACCCCAGCCAACGCTTCCGGCGTCTCTGCACGGCTCGTCCTAGCCGAAATGAAAGCCTCGCTTGGAGCCGCGTTTAACTCAACCCGGTCAGATTTAACCGTAAGCAAAACCTTCAACTGCGGCGGCAGCTCGTTAATCCAACGCTTCAGCTCGGCAAACAAAGCATCAAATAGCTGGCCACTGGTAGGGGCCGTAACAACAACCTTATTTGGAAAACGCAGCAGAACAAACCACAGCATAATCCAGCTGGCCGACGTGGACTTACCCGTGCCGTGGCCACTGCGAATGCTAACCTTGCGCTCACCGTCTGCAACAGCCCGCAAAAACTCAGCCTGATAATCGTGCGGAGTAGCGCCCAACACCTCCTGCACAAACAACGCAGGGTCGTCACGGTAACGCAGCACAAACTCCTCAAGCGGATTATCATTACTCATCGGTGACATCCTCGTAATCCGCGTCAATGGCCATCGCCTCACGCTGGCGGTCCTCAGCGTCAATCTGTGCCAAGTCAGCATTAACCTTGCGCAGCGCGTCCAAGTGCATGTCGCTCACGCTAATCGTAACATTGGTCTGAGGCCGGTTGCCGTAACGCTCCTGATTATACGAGCCAGCCATAAACTTGCGCCACTGCACCTTCTCACGCGTGGCAGCAATCTCCTGCGTTGAGCTACCGCCGTCTAACGCGTCAACCATCTCCAAGCCCTGCTCAACCAGCGCGTCAGCTGCCGTCAACTTGGCGCTCTCCATCGCCGCCTTGTACTCAGGCACAGTATGCAAGCTATTGCGCAAATATTCCCGACTGCACTCAAACTCCTTAGCCATCGCCGTCACCGTAGTGCCAGACGACAGGCGATCGAATATATACTCAGCGCCGCCATTCTTGGCGACCTCAGCTAATATCTTTTTGCGTAAAGCCTTCCCAGCCATCGTGATAACTCCCGTTTTTTTAAATTTTACTCTGAGTGAGCGTCGGTTGGCAAGAGGGGGCCGGGGGGGGCTAAATGTAACCGTACCCAGCCTCACCATCGCGGCACTTTCGCTGAACCGTGCCAGCGGCAAGCCCATGCGCGTCAGCGGCCAACGCGGCAGACGCAAACTCACCCAGCGGCGTAAATACTGCGCGAGCACGAGGGTGGCTCGCTCGGTCACGCAGGTGGTCAGATCGTCCAAGCCGGCGCCGCCCCTTCGCATCCATGTCAGCCGTGTTGTCCTTGTAGCTACCGCCGCGAAGGTGTGCCAAGTTGCAGCAACTCGGGTTATCGCATGTGTGCATCACAACATCATGAAAACCATTGCCCGCTAGGCGGTAAACCATGCGGTGCGCCAAGATCGAGCGGTCCATAGCATTAAACATACCGTAGCCGCCCTTCGTCTTGCCGCCCATCCACTCGTGGCAACCATCGCCAGTCGCATCAATCTTGCTCGTAAACCTATGCAGCCAGAGCCGCTTATTAGCCAGCGCTAGGTCCTCATTCTCACCACGCGGGCGGCGAAACTCTAAGCCACCTTTCTGCTGTATGCGGCGCGCACGCATATAACAGGCCGAACACAACCCACGCGACATGACATCATCTCGATCACAATTACTGCACATTTTGACATATCCTCCATCTGGTGTCGCTTAACAGTTAATTGTTTTGAGACAGGTGGTCAACATTTTTTTCGCGAGCGTGCGTGCGGAGAACTACACACACACTCCCCCGTCGAAACGCTGACCGGGGGGGGCTATTTTGAGTGTCGTTTAACAGAAAAATGCCATAATCCATCATATGTAAAGTCACGCCATCAATGTTTACAGTGACTTAGCCTGTTTCGGCGTTATTGTTAACTGCGCCAGCACCATCAAACACAACATGTAGTATTGAGGGCTTGTAATTGAACAAGCGTTCAATTAAGCGAGCGCACCCGGCGCGTCGATGCCAACCAGTGTTGCGGAGAGCTTCAGCACCCCTCACGCTCACGCACAGATCACCTCAGTGTATTGTGTTGCCTTCTGCGCCCATCAGCTCGTTAATGTCGGACAACTCAACCAGAGCCTCGACCATTGCTTGCACGATCCGCTGCATGTCTGCGCCTTCATTTAACCTGTCGCTAACGTAATCGGCCAGCCAATCAATCTCATCCTCAGCCGCCTGATTGTCCTCGCACGCTATGTCTAAGGTCAACTTAATTCGATAGGACATTCTCCCACCTTTCACAAAAATGCCCCCGACGGACAAACTGGATGCAAAAACCGTCGAGGGCAAGTTGGACAGCGCGGGAGGATGCGCTGCCTGCTGCTTACGTTAAGGCTGCTCGGTCGGCACGTCAAGCATACCCTCATCCAGCTCACAGCCCAGCGCCAAGTATGCAGCACCATCGCAGCTGCTATCGTGATGCGGCCCATTGCGCAGCCTAGCCAGCTTCAGCAAGCACATGAGCCTGCACACGTCGCCGGGCGATACCTTGATGCCTAGATAGGCTGACCACATATGCGACGTTGCACCGAAATTCTCCTGCGGCGTCCCATAGTGGGATTGTCTTGGCCCGTTAATCAGCCCGATGGCTTCCTCTAGCACCGTTGTGCGTACATTCTTCGTCATCTCACTCTCCTGTTGGTTCAAAGTTAATCTCATCATCAAACGCTCGGACTTCCACAACCTTCGCGCCGGCAAACTCTTTCGTCACAGCTGCCATCATCTCATCTGTGCGCACGCTCATGACGGCGCAAACTTCGCTGATATGATACACGGCCCACGTTGGATACTTACGCCTGACAGCTGCCAGATCACCGCTGGCGAGGAAGCAGTATGTCTTCCCCTTAAACTCGGCTATATGCCCGTCAACCTTTGGTGGCTCATGTCCATCCTGTCTCGCCTTCACGTTCATCATCTTGAGCGCTTTAATCAGGCTTGTGGCCAGCTCGACACACAGCGTGTAATCTTCTGCGACCATTGCGGCTTCCAGATTACCTCTCAGCTCACGGTAACGCAGCGCGTATGCTGGCGGCACGCAATCAACCAGCGTATCTCCCCACACCTTAGCCGCCGCTGCTGACGCAAAGCTGAACGGCTCGACCGCTGCTGCTACCTTGTAGTGGATCGGCTTGCCATAGTTCGTATGCTTGCTCTCAAACGTGCCACGATTGGCCATCGCCGCTTTAGCCTTATCCGACTTTGCTTTTGCTTTTTTAACCATTGTGGACCAGCTCCCGTAAACCCTGATAACCCTGCCAGCAGGAGTTAGGACGCAAAGCTGCGCCTCTGGCCCGACTTCGCGCCAGCGAAGGAAGGCGGGACAGTGGAGCTGCTGGTCGTCTCAAAAAAAGAGAGTGTTCGCTTTTGCGAACTCTTTTTAAGACCTGCGCCTTGACAAAGTGCGTCACTGGAGGTAAATTTTCCGTAGGAAAATTCAGCAAATCCACTGACGCACTATATAAATAAGGGGTTTGCTCGATTTCCGAATCACCCACAAATTGACCGAATTTCAGCAATGCGTCACTGCGCGTCACACATGCGTCACTGAAATTTTCCACTGACGCACTACTCGATAACATCGAAATCATCCTCTTCGTTGGCTT